CTTGCAGAAGAATTTGGTATGGAAGATCAACTTAAAAAAGGTTTAGATGATCTAGCACAAACACAAATTCAAATGTCTAAAATGCAAGACGAAGGATTAGTTAGAGCAACAGCCAGAGAAATTATGGATAGAGATATTAAAGCTGGAAAACTTAAAATACCAAAAGAAGAAATGGATGTGATCCAAGAGTATTCTTCAGTTAATGATCCATTAGATATTTGGAGAAAATATTATGGTGAAGATGCACTAGAACAATTAGATTCTATGGTTCCTGATTTCTATCAAATGACTACATCAAGAGAAGCTGCAGATGCAGCAACTAAAAAATTTACATTTGAACCAAAATTAGACAGACCTCCAGGATCATTTGATCCAGATGAACCACCTGAATTTGCTAATGGTGGAAGAGTAAATTTATCTAAAGGAACAAGTCTTAAATACATGATTGATTTTATTTTACAGAATGCAAGAAAAGTAACCAAGAAAGTTCCAAGCAAACAATTTTTGGAAAAAATGGCAGAAGTAAATCCACAAAATATTGTTAACGCTTATGAAGATGTAAAAAAACGTGCAGGCATTATTGACGATCCAGATGTATTAATGGGTCAAGCACCGAAGACTGATTTAGAAAAAATTAGAGCTAAAGCAAAAAAAGATAAAGAAGGTATTCAACAACTTGCAGACGATGAACAGATTCCTGTAAGAGATGATACCATTGTTCCTGAAGATGTGATTACTGTTCCAGAACCATTCAAAGGAAAATACCAACAAGAATTTTTAGCTCATGATGCGTTGTATGGAAGAAGATCAGGAGACAACAAAGTAGATGCAGAAGCAATAGCTGAAACCGTTGCCGATATGCAAGGTAAAGTTTACGATGATATGGGTTATTCTGAAAGAATGGATTTATATGATAAAGCTTATGGCTATTTAAGTTTATTAGATAGAGTTAAAGGTTCCATGAAAGAAGCAACAGGTAGAACCTTACAAGCTAACGGCGGAGTTGCCTATTTGATGGGGTTATAACCCATGGCTGCATCCGCACCTTACAGAGGATATCAGATTGTAAAACAATATGGCAAAGATATTGCTGAAGAGATTATTAATCTTTGGAAAGAAGGATATTCAGTTCCTCGTATTTTAGAATTTTTTGAAAAAGAAAATATTCAATTAGGTAAAGGTACAGTTGATTCATTTATTAAAACTGCACAAGATCCTAAATCTTTAAATCCATTTAAAATTAAAAAAGCAGATGTTGCTAATCGACCAGATATTGTTGGAGCTAATCAATTTATGTCTGAATCCTATATCAATAATAATCAAATTGTTGATCGAATTGAAAAAGCAGCAAAAGCTGGTAAACAATCTATTACAGAATTTTTAGAAGCTAATCCTGATTTAAATAGAACTTCTTTGTATAAATATTTAAAAGATACAGGAACGTCATTTAAAAAAGTTGACCAAGGTAAACCTCAGTTTCAACAGTATGTAACTGACAGAGTTAAAGATTTACAAAAATTAATTAAAAAAGATCCTAATGCATCTGGTGCAGAATTGTTACAACAATCTGGATTACCAACAGATACATATAACTCAACGGTTAACGCTTTAAAAAAATCATATGAAACATCAAGACCTGGATTTAAACCTGATCCTAAATTAAAAACTAAAGTTTTAAGTTTATCAGATAAAATACCAACAGGATTTGAAACTAAAATATTTAGTGACATGAAAAAGTTAGGTATTGATCCTGATCTTTTAGATACAGATCGTCTTAAAAAAGTTACAAGATCAAGAAAAGCTCTATCAGAATTTTTTGACGAAACTAATTTTGAACACAGACTTCCAAAACAACTCTTAACTCATATTGATGATCCTAATAAAAAATTAGATTTATTATTAACAGGAACAAGAACAACTCCCGAGCTTAATCAATTTAAAAAAAGATATGATAATTTAATGGGTGGATTAGTTAATCAATTAAAAAACAACGAAATATCTCTAAAACAATATAATCAACAAAGAGATCAAATTGTTAATGAAGTAAAAAGAATCACTGGTGGATATGAAATGGGTTATTTAAAATTTAACAAAGCAGGTCCTGATGCAAAAGCAACAGCCGTTGTAAAACAAAAACCTTTTTATGAAGGAACAAAATTAGCAGGTCCTGAAAAATCTCAAATCATGTCTGCATTTGAAAATGCAAAGTTTCATAATAATTTAATTAGAAAATATAAAGCCAATCCTAATCTTCCAGCTTTTTCTGGATTAAGAGAATTGAAACCTGCTGAAAATACAAGATTGCTTTTAGATGAAGAGAAAGCATTTAATAAATTTAAAAATATTGTTGGAGAACAAAACAAACAAAAATTTTTACAAAAGGCAGCTGTAAATATTAATAGTCCTTTTATTCAAGCGATTTTTAAATCACCTTATGGTAAAGGTGCAGCTGTAACTGGAGCTGTGATTACTCCAACAGCTTTATCTGCACAAGAAGCACCTACTCAATTTGAAGCATTGGAAAAAGGTGACATTGATTATGGTGATCCAGAAACTTGGACAATGAAAGTTGGACAGTTTATTGAAGAAGCTCCAACGCTTTCAGCAACAGCTGCAGCAGCAACTCCGTTATTAACTAAACCTGGAAGAAAAATTTATGGGCAAGCTGCAAAACAAATTTTAAAAGCAGCAGGAACTCCTTTAGGATTAGTAACCGCAAATCTTGGTTTCGGTGTTGATCCAGCTTCAGGTTTAGATCGAGCTATCCTAGGAACTGAGGCTGCACTTGCACCACTCTCTGTAAAAGAAGCAGCAAGGTTTGGACCTAGAGTTCAACAAATCATGAATCTTGGACTTACACCAGCGATGGCTGCAAGATTTGCAAGAATTGCTTCACCTATAGGAATATTATCTTTAGCAGCTGAAGGAGCTTATCAACTTTACAAAGCAGGTCAGGAACAACAAGCAAAAATTGATGCAATGACTGAAGAAGAAAAACAAAACTTTTTATCAGAACAAGAACTTAATGCTTTATTGGGAGAAGCTGCAGAGTTTGCAATGGGTGGACGTGTCGGCTTTGACGAAGGCGGACCAACCGATCCATCAAAAAGAAAATTTATAAAACGAGGCAGTGGACTGGTTGGTTTAGTTGTTGGAGTTTTAAGCGGCGTGATTAAAGTTGCTCCAGAAATGAAACAAAAAATTGTAGAAATTGCACCCCAAGTGCTAGATAAATCACAAGCAATATTTTTAACTTTACAAGATAAAATAAAAACCTTTGGAAAACTTGTAGGTGACGCTGATGTAGATCCTAGAGTTGAAAGAACATATCGATACAAAAACTACGAGTTAAAAGAAAACGCGTACGGAGATCCTGATCAATCTATTATTACCAGAGATTTTGGAGATCCTGATTTTGCTGGTTATGGACAAGAGAGCATGATTTATAAAAAAGGTGGTACAACAGAAGAAGGTATTGTACTTCCAGATGAAATTGAAGAGGTTACCGTAAGACCAGATGGCGATGGAAAAATGAAAGATGTAGATTTTGGTATCGAGGATATAGATGATTTTGGAGCCATAGATTAATGCCAGGAAAGAAATCAGGACCCCCACCAAAGTCAGGGCCACAACCGCAGGGGGTTGAATATAACTACAATACTGTTAAAACAGTACGATCGGAGAAAAAAATAAATGGCAGTCGACAAAACGTTACCAAACGTAGAACAAAAAATTACTCTACCGTCTGAAGAAGAGATTCTAGAGGAACAGCTAGAAAATCAAGAGGCAAATCAATCGGATATTGAGGTCGTAGAAAACGATGATGGTTCAGTAGACTTAACTTATGATCCAGCATCAGCTTCTGTTGAAGGTGGTCAAAATCATTATGCCAATTTAGCAGATCATTTACCAGAAGAAGTTTTAGGAAGACTTAGTTCACAACTTTACAGCAACTATCAAGATTACAAATCATCAAGAAAAGATTGGGAGAAAAGTTATCGAGAAGGTTTAGACCTTTTAGGATTTAAATACGATAACAGAACCGAACCTTTTCAAGGAGCTTCTGGCGCCACGCACCCCGTTCTCGCGGAAGCTGTCACTCAGTTTCAAGCATTAGCATACAAAGAATTATTACCAGCAGAGGGACCAGTCAGAACCCAGATTCTTGGAATCCCGACGCCAGATAAAGAGCAACAATCTCAACGTGTTAAAGAATTTATGAATTATCAAATTATGGATCAGATGAAAGAGTATGAGCCAGAGTTTGATCAAATGTTATTTTACTTACCACTAGCAGGTTCATCATTTAAAAAAGTTTACTACGATGAAGTGGAAGGCAGAGCGGTATCAAAATTTGTACCGGCAGATGATTTAATCGTTCCGTACACAGCAACTTCACTCGATGATGCAGAAGCCATCATTCACAGAATTAAAATATCCGAGAATGAATTACGCAAGCAGCAGGTCGCAGGATTCTATAGAGATATTGATTTAAAACCAGGTCAGCTCAGAGAAGATGAATTAGAACAAAAAGAACACGCGTTAGAAGGTAGAAGTAAATCAGGAAGAGACGATGATGTATTTACACTATTAGAATATCATATTAATTTAGATTTAGATGGTTTTGAAGACATAGACGAAAACGGAGAAATGACTGGAATTAAACTTCCATACATTGTGACCATTGAAGAAAACTCTAGAGAAGTTTTATCCATCAAAAGAAACTTTGAAATTGGAGATCTAAAGAAAAACAAAATTAATTATTTTGTTCATTTTAAATTTTTACCAGGTTTAGGTTTTTACGGTTTTGGTTTAATCCACATGATTGGTGGATTATCAAGAACAGCAACTGCTGCATTAAGACAATTACTTGATGCAGGTACATTATCAAATTTACCTGCAGGTTTTAAACAACGAGGAATCAGAATTAGAGATGACGCACAGTCAATTCAGCCAGGAGAATTTAGAGATGTTGATGCACCTGGTGGAAATATTCGTGATGCATTTATGATGTTACCATTTAAAGAACCATCACAAACTCTCTTAAATTTATTGGGTGTCGTTGTAAACGCAGGTCAACGCTTTGCATCTATAGCGGACTTGCAAGTAGGTGACGGGAATCAAGGCGCTGCAGTGGGAACGACAGTTGCGCTCTTAGAAAGAGGAAGCAGAACGATGTCTGCAATTCACAAAAGAATTTATGCAGCATTGAAAAACGAATTCAAATTAATGGCAAGAGTTTTCAAACTTTATTTACCACAGGAATATCCGTATGATGTGGTAGGCGGTCAAAGAATGATTAAACAAACAGACTTTGACGATAGAGTCGACATTCTGCCAGTTGCAGATCCAAATATATTCTCTCAGACTCAGCGTATCTCCCTTGCGCAGACTGAACTTCAACTGGCAGCATCGAACCCAGCTATTCATAATCAGTATGAAATATATCGAAACATGTATGAAGCACTCGGTGTAAAAGATATTGATAAGATACTTATTCGACCACAACCCCCTGTACCAAAGGACCCCGCACTAGAACACATCGATGCTCTTGCGGGGAGACCATTCCAGGCATTTCCAGGTCAAGACCACAGAGCACATATCACTGCGCATTTAAATTTTATGGCAACCAACATTGCTAAAAATAATCCTGTGGTTACAGCAAGCTTAGAAAAAAATATTTTTGAACACATTAGTCTTATGGCACAAGAACAAGTCGAAATTGAGTTTAGAGATGAAATGATTCAGCTTACACAAATGCAACAAGCGGCACAAATGAATCCACAAATGGCACAACAATTACAAGTTCAAATGAGAATGCTTTCAGAAAAAATGGAATCAAGAAAAGCAGTGTTGATTGCTGAAATGATGGAAGAATTTTTACAACAAGAAAAGAAAATTAGTGGTGATTTTGGTAATGATCCAGTTGCAAAACTAAGAGCAAGAGAATTAGACCTTAGAGCGATGGAAAATGCGAGAAAAGAAAAAGAAGGTGAAGATAGAATTAACCTTGATCGTATGAGAACGATGATGAACCAAGAAAATCAAGACGAAAAATTAGAACAAAACGAAGAATTAGCAAAATTAAGAGCTAATACATCGATTGAAAAGACTATTTTGTCTAAAACATTACCAAAAGCAGAGGATATGATGGGTAATGTTGCAATTATTACAGGTAAAAATGAGCCAAACTAAAAAACAAGACCAAAAAATTGCAAAAGTCATGAGAGAATTTAAAAAAAAGAAGCTTTCTATTGGAAAATCTGATAAAAAAGTTAAAAATAGAAAACAAGCGATC